TTGTCCATCAGGCCACGCCGGATATCCTCGGCCATGTTCTCCGAATAGAACTGGTTTACGTTCATCATGGTACGCAGGGCGAAGCGGCCGGCAGCAGTGTTGCCGAATTCTTCTTTTGCGTAGAAGGTGCGGATGCCGTATGTTTCCAGTTTGTTTTCGTAGCTCAGCGCATTGAGCATATTTCTGGCAATTCGGTTCGACTTGTATGCAATGACCACGGAGAACTTTCGCTTCTCCGCATCACGCATCATTTTCTGGAAATTGGTCCGCTTATCCGTCTTGCCGCTGATGGCTTTATCTGCGTAGACCTCAATTATCTGGATATTGTTCGCAAGTGCGAATGCCATGCACTCTTCTACCTGCTGCTCAATACTTTCTTCTTTCTGGTTGTGTGAACTGTATCGGGCGTAAATAACGCCGTAGGCTGACGGAAGAGTGCCCAGAGTAGCTTTGTTGGAATTGGTTTTGCGTGGTGCCATTCTGAGCACCCCCTTTCAATCAGTTATCTTCGAGAGAGGGATGGATCCAAAGATCGATGTCATACTCTCCCAGGGTATTCTCGGCGAAACCGGAGTCAGAAGTGATAAGCGCCATGAGATCGGCATCGACGGTAAAGCTAATAACCTTTTGCTCGCTTCCGTCGGTCATGTCTGCTACAGCCCAATACTGAACTTCCTTGTACTGATCGAAGCCGTGATTCTGGATCAGATCGCAGACACTGTAATAGTTCTGGTGGATGGTTGCGCTATTGCTGTAGCTGGGCTGGATCTTAGCCTTGATAACGGCGATGTTGTCGATGCTGTTGATGGTAACATCCAGGAGCTCGCCGAATTTGAGTTCGAGGGGCTCCTCTTCATTCTCGACAGGATCCGTCTCAGTAGTCATCGATTCGGTGGTTGCCGGCTGCGTTGTCTCTACGGCCTTCGTAGGCTCGGTCGGCGCTTCGGTATCTTCGGTGTTGCCAAAGGCGCCCATGAGGATCACGACAACAAGAGCAATGAACCACCACTTCTTGTAAAACGGCTTCTTTATCTCCTGCTTTGCGTACTTTCCTTTTGCCATATAGATTCTCCTTTTGATGTCTCGCAAAAATACAGTCGAATGTTAGATTATATCGTTCGACACAATTTGTAACTTTTTGTGATATAATTGACTTGCTGTCGACGGCCAACATAAGCAAGGAGCCGTGATAAAATGAAACAAGTCGAATTAAATGAAGAACTGCGCAACATGCTCATTGCAGAACTGATTGCGCAGCTTAGTCCAGCAGAAAAGGATCGAATCATCGCCGAGATAGAAGAAATTCTATCTGAGAGATAATGTGGTCTTGTTCATCTGGGCTTAGCTGTTGTGCGAGCTCATTGATTCTGCTTAACCGTCCGTCTTCGGGTATCTCGGAGACGGGCGTTGTTTTTCTGTCCATAGGGACTTCGTAACCCATCAGCCAGGCTTCAGAAATGTTAAGAGCAAGGCTGAGTATTGTAAGCTTCGCTTGGTCTGGTACGTGTTTTCCTGAGAAGTATTGGCTCAAAGCACTCTTTCCCAGCTTGATTCCGTATTTCTCGCAAAATGGCTTAGCCGCTCTGAGAATATCAGCCTGAGACATATTCTTCATCTGGCTATACTGCTGCAGCCGCTGGCTAGTGGTGTAAGGCTTCATAAGCTCACTCCTTTCGCATGCCATTATTATACACCTGTTTGAACTAAAGTTCAAGAGAAAAAGCACTTAGGTTCAAAATTTTTGAACAGAAGGTATTGCATTTTGGTTTTCAAGGTGTTATAGTACATACAGGTTCAACGACGCTGAACCACCAAAGAAAGGAGGAACGACCGTGGAGTGCGAGTCCAATAAGATCCAATACGATTACAGCAAGCTCAACGGAAAGATCCGTGAGGTTTTTGGCAAGTGTTCTGCCTTTGCAGCTGCTATGAATATGTCCGAGAGAACTCTTTCTCTGAAGCTGAACAACAAACGGTACTGGAAACAGCCTGAGATGGAGCTTGCATGCAGCTTGCTGGGCATCTCTCACATTGAATTGTGGGATTATTTTTTTGTCCAAAAGGTTCAGACACCTTGAACCTCTACGAAGGGAGAAAGCATGAACGAGCATAAGTACCCCAGGATTCAGGTGAGCCAGATCCCTGAGTATGAGCGCAACGAGCTGGCAAAGATGGCCTTGGCTGTGACTGAGGCTGTATTCTCCAATCCCGGAGAGGAAGAACGTTATCAGGCATGGCTTTCAGAAAGAAAGCTGCGGGCCATGAACCGATAAAAATTAAATCGAAGGAGGTGCAAATATGAAAGGCGTGGTTTTTACAACTGACGAGAAAATGTACGTCAAGGAATTCGGAGAACCGTTGTATCAGACCCTTGGTGAGGTCGTTGGAGGCTGGATTGAGGTAGTTCATGCAAGAGGCCTGAAATCCCCGTACTGCTTTATCGTCAATGAAGAAGGGCTCCTTAAGAAACTTCCCTTTAACACCATCGGTAGCGTCTGGTATCAGACAAGCAAGCACGGATGGCCGATCGTAGGCAACATTGTTGTCATGAAGGATGGTTTCGTCGACGGTGAGCCGGACGTTGTCGGACTTACCGACGAAGAAATCGCAGAGATCAAGGCAATCGCCACTCGGATCTCTGATGGAGCCATCGAGGAGGTTGAATCTCATGAAACACAGAGAATGCCCTGATTGCGGTTCTGCGTTGGATCCCGCCGAGATCTGTGATTGCAAGAAAAAAGAGGATGCTCCCGCTGCAACAGGAACATCCTCGAATGGAAACGATTGGCGTCGTGATTCCATTTCTAGTTTACCAGATCAGTTCCGGGATGTCAACAATCTGCTCCGACTCAAGGAGATTAGAGAGAGCACCGGGCATATGGCAAAAGATGTGGCGCCGGTTATCCAGAACAGATTTCCTAAGTTCAATCGGCAGCTGCTCGCCCAGGCTGAAAATCCTGAGAAGTACGGCATAATCATCCACCCTGACGGACTTAAGGTTCTCTGTGATGCTTACGGCATCCGGCTCGGGGATCCTGAGATCCCGATCACTGTTGAGAAACAGGAGACTGTCAAGAAACCTGAGCGCCGGAAGCTCGGCCGAAAGCTTACCTTCCGTATGACTGACGGGGATTTTGAGATCCTGCAGAAACGGATTCAGGATGATGGCTTCGACTCTGTACAGGCTTGGCTTTATGCCAAGATCACGGAATTGCTTGGAGGTGGCGCATGAACATCCCGGAACATCCTGAGATAGCCAGGACACTGGCGACTGGATACCCCCAGCCCGTCAAGGATTCTGACCCGGTCAACTGTACCGACTGCGGCCTGGAACTTGATGGTGAGGACACAGTATTCATTTATGACGGCGAGCCCTGCTGTGAGAACTGCTGCCGGGATCGCATCGAAGAAGAATTTGACCTGAGCTATATTGCGGAGAGGCTCGGGATCCACCATGAATCCGCAACAGCGTATGTAATTCGTCGTGACGCATGAGTCACAGAAAGGATACCACATGAACCGCTATTTCTTTACCTACGGAACCAAGGGCCAGCCTTTTGCTGGGGGCTGGACTGAGGTTCAGGCAGAAAACAAGGCTCTCGCTTGCGAAGCCTTCCGGGCTTATCACCCGGACAAGTACCCGAACATGCTGGCCTGCAGCGATGTCTACACTGAGGCCGAGTTCAAGAAAACCATTATGTACACCACCGATAACCACGGCGCTCGCTGCCACGAAATTATCGTTCTGCAGCGGCAGACCGCATGATGAAAGGAGAAAGCAATGATTCAGAAGGCCGATGCTATCATCACCGAAGCGAAGAAGATCCGCATGCTGGTTGCCGGATATCCCGGCATCGGTAAGTCCACCTTGGCTTTGTCTGCACCCCGCCCCCTGCACGTCGACATCGATCACGGTATAGACCGTATCGAGCCCCGGTACCGCAAGGACTTTATTCAGCCTAAGTCCTACGAGGAGATCTTGGCCGATCTGGTTCCGGAGAACCTCACTGACTACGACTCCCTGGTATTTGATACCGGCGGCAAGCTGATCTCCCTGATGTCCCTGTGGGCAGCGAAGCAGGATCCCAAGTACCGCCAGCGTGACGGTTCCCTGAGCCTGAAGGGCTACGGCGTTGTTGGCAAGGAGTTCAACCGCCTGATGGACTACTGCTTCTACGAGCTGGACAAGAACATCATTATCGTGTTCCATGCCATCGAGGATAAGGATGGCGACAATACCCGCCTCCGCATCAAGGTCGAAGGTCAGACGAAGAACAACGTCTGGGAGAACCAGGATCTGGGCGGTTTCGTTGAGATGTACGGCAATGACCGCACGATCGGCTTCTCCAACTGCGAGCGGTACTTCGCCAAGGGTACCCGCGGCATTAACGGTGTTATCAAGATCCCCACTCTCGGCCCCACTTCCCCCAACGATTTCCTGACCAAGCTGTTTGAACAGTACAATGCTAAGGCGGCAGCTGAAGTCGCTGAGAATCAGGCTAAGCAGGATGCCTACAACGCCGCCATGCAGGCCGGTCACGAGATCATTGCCACCATCAAGGATGCGGATACTGCCAATGCGGCAATTCCCAAGATTAAGGCCATTCAGCATGCGCTTACCTCT